GCCTGCTTCATTCCAAGCACCAGTGACATCTTCTATAGCACCTTGAACTGCTCCCAAAGCACCTTGTATCTGTTCATTTTGTTGTAGATATCCTACGCCTGTATCTACCACATTGTCAATGGCAGTATCAACTGCTTCAAAACCTTGGACAGCAAGATCTTGTAATCCACCACGCAGGTCTTCACTGGTAGATAGGATAACCTTTTCAAAACCCAAAAACTCTGCTGTTGCGTTTATAAATCCTATGATTGAGTTTACAACCTTGTCAAATGCGGCAGTGACTTTTTCAATGATTTTTACAAAAACATCTCGTATAAAAGCACCTACGGCAGCAAACACTTCACCCATTTTATTGACCACTGCGTTGATTTGTGTAAGTGTTCTACCCAAACCGTTATCAAATGCCAAGTATGCCAACAATGTTGTGACTGCTGTGATCAAGAAACCTATAGGGTTGGCAGCAATAGCAACCGTCAATGCTCTGATTGCTCCTACTGCTTTGAATACTGCTGCTGTCATACCCGCAGCACCTACCATTTTGGTCACCGTAGCAATGCCATTGGCAAAACTGCGTAAATCAAGATCTTGAATAAACATCTGAAGTTTTTTGATTTGAACTGCTAACTTTTGTCCTATTTCTGCTGCTAAAGGTCTTGCTTGATTTATAACATCACCCATAACAATAAACAGGTCACGCAACGCACCATTAGTGCCATTCATACCTATAGCATCATTGAACGCATCCAAACTATCTTGGAAGTTGCTGATAGCACCAGATAGTGTTTTAGAACGGTTTTCAATACCACTACCAAATCTGCCACCTTCTTCACCCAACTCACGGATTTTGCTGATAACTTCATCGTAGTTGTCTGCTGTTGTAAGGATTTGATTACCAAGTCTTACAACAAAACCTTCTTGTTCTTTTGATACCTTGATACCAAACTCTTTTAATCTTTCAAACTCACCAACCGTTGCGTCTGCTACTGCTTCAGCAAACTGCTCCATTGATTTGCCGTTTGCTGCCGCAATATTACCAAACGATCTTAAACTTTCGGTTGTAGTGTCAATACCACTGCGTTTTAAGATTATAAAACTATTTGTAAGTTCATCTACTTGGAAAGGTGTAGTAGAGGCAAACTCTTGTATTTGATTAAACGCCTTTGACGCATTTGTAGCACTACCAGTCACGGTTGTAAGTTGTGCTCTTAAATCTTCAAATCGTCTACTTGTGTTTACAATGTCTCTGGCAACACGACCTAAACCTAAACCAGCAAATACTCCAACGGCCGCTTGTGCGATACCGCCAAATGTGCCGCTGATCCTGCCTGCTTGCCTATCAATACTGGCAAGTCGTCTTTGTATGTTGTTTAAGGCGGCCCCCGTTTTATCGCGGGCGACTATGTCTATGGTTTGCGTTGCCATTTTGTGTCCTCTTCATTTCCTCATATTGTATTTCAAAATATGCTGCCCAGCAACTTATCTCGAATACTGATAACTGGGACACTTCCTCTAAACTTTTGTTGATCGTTGTGCCGATCTTTAACAATAATAAGAGTTCAGTGTCCTCTTTTAGTTTTTTGAGTCTATCTCGTAGTCACTGGTGGCATTGTTTATAGCACCGGCAATCTCCAACAAAACTTTTGGATCTGCTTCATACATCAACATATGACGATCGCCTGCTTTGAACATTGGTTTGCCTTCTGGGTCCAACGCTTTCAAAATAATCGCTTCAACGATCGCTTCAACCGTTTTGTTTTGTTGTTGTAGTGAGATGATTTTGCTTTCTACGGCAAAACTATAACTCTGCTTGTAGTAAATGTCCATCTTCCAATCATCTACGGTCATTTTTTGTAGTTCGCCGTTGATCTTGTCTTTGAAGTGACTTTTGATATTTTCTCTAAAATCCATTTAGTATCTCCTTTTGGATATCTCCCTAATGGTAGGCCTTAAAATACCATCAGGTGCTTGCTTGCTGTGACCATTTTCGAGGTGAACAATATAAGGCACACGATTGGATACACGCTTGGATTTACCAGCGTTTGAGAGAACCCAACCGCGTCTTGCTCGCCCTTTATCTATAGGAGTCTTGCTGATGGCAACCTCCCTAATGTCATTCGCAATATTATCAACCACTCCAGATACTTCTCTTTCTATCTGGGCAATCGTTCTTCCTATCCCTCTCACGGATATGCTAATCATTGTTAGTCCTTATACATCTGCGATCTGTAATGGACCAGTTCCTTGGAAAGAAACCGTTGCTGTGATCATATCATCATATGAAGCATTTCTGCTTACTGATGTGACCAAAACCTCGCCGCTGTATTTTTCGCCTGATGTTGCTACTGGATAAAACTCAACATATAGAGTTGAATCATCACCAGGATTCATAATAGTAAGATCTCCGTCTTGTGTTGTGTCATACAACATTTCCATTGATCCTGTCCAAGAATGAAGTCCATTCTTGTAAGTTCTTGCTGCGTCGCCCATTACGGTGTCCTCGATCACATCTTTAGTGTGTTCGACGGTCCAAGAGCGAACTTCAGCAACCGCAGTAAATGAACCTGCGGAATCGGTTCCGAACTTTACGGTTCCGTTTTCACCTGTTAGTGTTGCCATCTTTTAGTCCTCCTCGTCTGGCATTGTGTCGTCGCTTACGCTTTCAATAGAGTCGGCCCAGTCTTCACCGGAATGAATATCCCACTCTTCTTCTTCGTCTTCGACTTCTTTTGTCACCTGGGCGGTCGCAACGATTTTGTCCTTGCTTCCTTGAGTCGGTGACTCTACACCTGGTTCGAGGGACCACCCCTCGTCCAGGAATCTCTGTAAACGGTCTGCTTCTGTGTATTTGCTTTCACCGTTTTTGTGTATTTTGATAGGTTTCGCCATTATAACGCTCCTTTAGTAAATGAGTAATGAACTTCTGCTGTCATTACAAACTCGCCCAATGGCGGGTCTCTTTCAATAACTTCTATTTCAGTTATGTGTGTTGTGCTTGCTTGAGCAGCATTCAACTCTCTTGTTCTGTCGCTGTTGAGTGCTTCTTCAATACGCTCGATCAAGTTGTTGCGTTTTTCATCAACGGTTTGAGTCATACCCTTGCGTCCATCACTGCGGACATATGCTCTTATTTGAACTTCTAAAACACCACGGCGTTTGCCACCCATAGCGTTGTCTTCTCTTATTTCATTGCTTGCTTGGACTACCAATGCCGGAAACTGGGCAATGCTCAACTTGTCTAAAGTGACAGGTTCTCTGCTTACAAATACAGGTCTTGGAGGAGTCATATCCTCTAACACGGTGATTATGTTTTTTACGATTGATTCTCTATGACTCATTGCCTATCACCTTTTTAGGCGTAGGAAATGCTGTGGTTCTCTTTCATCATCAGTGACCGTGCCACTTGAATCCAGGTCGTATTCTACGCCGTCTCTCAAAACTAAATCTAACTCACGCTCATATTCTGCTCTGTAATACTCCATCTTTCTTTCAAAAATGTCTGTATCAGGTTCGAACTTGGCAAGTTTTGGATAGATATGGAAACCTAATGCGTTGTATACGCAGGCACGGGTCAGTTGGGATGCTGTATATAAATCTTCATCTGGTTCTACTTGTCCGCCTGCCACATATTTGATGTCGTAATAACCAACCATCTGTGTGGGCCACCAACGGATTCGTAGGTCGCGAAATACATCTGCTTGTGCTTTTGTGATTTCTGCGTCGAAGTCGGGAATACCATAATCTGCGATATCTGGTTCATATTCCTCAACATCGGCGATTGTTGCTAATGTTATGGCCATAGGGTGCTGCCCTTCCTTATATAAAAACTGATAGTCCTTCTATCCAGTAGTATTTAGTAGATATAAAAAAATAGGGGGCGATAACCCCCTATTTCATTGTTGTTTCAACTATTATAGTTGTGCGTCACCGATTAGGCCAACACCGTAAACATCGATTAGTTCACTTACGCCGTATGCCATTGAACCTACGATTTCTGTGCTACGCTTGGAAGCATTACGCTCTGTTTCAATACGCATTCCACGCTTGACCATATAACCCAATGCGTCTTGTGTCATTACACCACCAACAAACGCACCTGCTGAATCACCTGTGACAACATTTGATTCAAAGATGTCGATGCCTGCGATACGACCAATAAATCCATCAGCAAGAGCACGGTTGCCTACATCGCTCAATGAGTGTGACATTGTCGCACCTGCGTTTGTAAGTTGCTTCTTGATTTGGAACGCTTGGTAGGGGTGGATCACTGATACAAAACCGCCATTTTGGTTAGCATTGTTCGCCTTCAAGATCGCTGCTGCTTTGAAGATGTCTTCGATTGTCAGTTCTCTCGCACCTGAACCAACGGTATTTGAGAAACCGCTGAATAGTGCTGCCAAGTCTGTATCGACTTTTTCTGCCATCGCACGACCGATTTGTTGTCCGATTGCTGCCGCAACATCTTCATTTGCTGATTCTGCTGCCAAGTCTGTTAGTTCAACCATAACACCAACTTCACTTGCTGTGATAGTTTTTGATGTTGTGTTGAACGCAGTGTTAGTTAGGTCTGTGCCATCTGCCACTGCTGCTGCTGATACCGCAGGATAGATTGGAACCTGTGCTGTTAGGCCTGGTCCACCTGTCATATCGTAGTTGCGAACTACCGGACGGATCACGGTTTGTTCTGATAGTGTGAATAGAGCGGTCTGAACAATATTACTATAGAGTTCTGATAAGACGCTACTTGTTGCTTCGTTTGCCATAATAAATCTCCTTTGCTGGCATTTTAGATTCTAATACCCTTGGCACGCTGAATCTCTTGGAAACGCTTTCTGTGCTCGGGGTTTGACATATCAAGTTTTGATATGTCGTTATCTACCACAGGAGTTTGCTTTCCTACACCGTTTGATGTCCCAGTGCCACTTGGGCCTGCTTGGACAAAGTGTGGATTGGCACTTAAAAACTCATTGACCAATGTTTGTGGCGATAATGGGTTTCCGTTGTCATCATAACGAACATTGCCCGCATCGTCAATAACATCTACTCCGCCTGCCTCGTTCATACGAACTTGACCTTTTAGGAGTGCTGTCACTTGATTAGGATTTACTGCTTTTGCGTTTGCTGCGGCACTGCTTAAACTACCATCAACTTTGATTTGTTGTAGTTCTTGCTCATATTGCGTAAGACGACCTTGAAACTTCTCTGCTTGTTCTTTAAGCAGTTTTTCAAACTCTCCACGCTTTTCGAGTTCTGCTTGGCGTGCTTGCTCTTTCTCTGACATCATTGATTTGTAGAGATCGAGATCCACCTCACCATAGGTTTTCTCAAACTTTGCTTTTTCTCGTGCCACACGCTCGGCAATAATCCTGTTTACTTCATCTTGCGACAGAAGTTTTTCTTGTGCTTCCTGTGTTGGTGCCTGCTGTTCTGTAGGAGTAGCAGTAGTCTCCGTTTCATTTACCGCTTGATCTGCGTCCATTGTATACCTCTTTCTAATGAGTTGAGTAAACTCCCTGCCGAAGCAGTAGTGCTACTATTTAGCAAGATAACGCTAATATAGTAGGAATATGGCATTTATTTGCCATAACCCTTTTTCTTTTTACCTTTTTTCTTCATATATTTTGGCATATTTCCCTCCTTATAGGTTAAATCCTATTATTGTGCCAACAATGCCTATTGTTGACAAAATCAGTCCAAAACAAGTCAAAACAAGATTGGTGTTTCTACGGAAGTTTTCTCCCATTTCTGATCGCATATCTTCTAACTTGTCTTCAACATTACCCAAACGCCTTTCAACTTCAGCGTATCTTTGTTCGCAAAGTTTTTCGTGGTCTTCAAGTGTGCTGCTCATCTTCATAATCCCATACTTCTACTAAATCCGGACATTGACCACCTTCTATCCTCTTGGAGCGTTCTAATATTTCTTTGCGTCTTGCTCTACAAAGATGAAACAACTCCAAGAGGTTTGCACGGGCCCTCACGCCTGCTCTCTTTATATTTTTTTGTTCAAACTGATGAATATTGTTATTATAGTCAGACAACACTTCGCGGATGCGTCTTTC